GGCGACCGGCTCCACGTGATCGTCTCCGCCCCGCGGCTGCTCTGCGTCGCCGTCGGCGTGTGGATGTAAATCAAGTGCCGCAACTGACTGATGATCATTTACGTCGCCCAGCCCCAATCCATCTTCAGCGCCGCTTGGAGTCGCTCACGCTGCACCACGCCCTGCGGACTCAGCGCCTCTCGATTCTCATAATCCACGGCCACCAGCCCCAGGATCAGCGCTTTGTACCGCGCCGGCACCGCGGCCGCCGACCCGTAGCCCGCCACATAGCGCACCCGGATCGGACTCACGCTGCGCAGCGTCGCTGTAGGCCAGTCGGCATTCTTCGCCAGCGCCACCCACGGCGGCGCCACGTCGAGCACGCTGAAATAGTCGGCGCCGGGCATCGTCGCCGCCGCGTTGTCGTCGTCGTAATAGGTAATGCTGGTCACGCTCTGCACCGGCGGATACTCCAGCAAAATCGACCCGCCCGCCGGCCACGCATCCAGCACAAGCTCGACCGTACGCGTACACAGCGACCGCGCCGCCAGCGTCTCGGCCTCTTCCGTCGCCGCCGCCACCAGCCGTGCAATCAGCGCGTCGTCCTGATCGTGATCGACCAGCAGCGCCGCCTTCGCTTCCGCCAGCGACACCGGGTATTCCGTCGGCGCCGTAATCACTCGGATCATGCTCCGCCCTCCGCCGCCCCAATCGACCGGCGGCTGATGGCCGATGCCACCCAATCGATCCACACAATGTGCGACTCGCTGGTCAGCACGGCTTTAGAAAAATCGTAGTCGCTGGCATAGCGCGCCGACCGCCATTGATCCCGATGGCGCAGCCACACATCCCGCCGCGTCACCAGCGCCGACGCGCCGATCCCGCCCTCTTTCGGCACGCTGCCCCAATCGGCCAGCGCCGGCAGCACGCCCAGCGCCCCATGATCCATGCGCACCACAATCACCGCCGGCGTCGTGGGCATGGCCGTAGCCAGCTGCTTCAGCCGCGCCACGAAATCAGGAAAGATGCAGTAATCATCGTCGTCGAGTATCCAAACGTACTCCCCGGTCGGCTCCACGTCGGCCAGCCGCGCATTTGCCGCCGCCACCCCGATGCCAACCTCGTCGATCAGCAGCGTCTGCGTGTAATCCGTGTCGGACTGCACGCGCAGCGACGCCTGATTGCGCGCCAGCGCCGCCGGTCGTCGATAGCAGCGGGTCAAAACTTCAAGAAATGCCATGCCCCCACCCTACCACCCCACGCGGCACCGCCCGTTCCCCTATTTTTTCCGCCGCTGCGCCGTCCCGACCGCATGTTCGACCGCTGGCTCCTCGACCGCACGCTCGATCTCGATGCGCCGCACGTAGCCAGCCCGCACCAGGTCATCAACCGCCGCCGCCGCCAGCACATAGCGTTTCCCCGGCTCCAGCCCCACCGTCTGCTCGCCGCTCATCACGTTGACGCGTTGCAGCGCCTCCACCTTGACCATATCGATTGCCTCGCTCACTTCTAGCACTCTCCCTTCCTCGACATGCCCGCATAGCACGCCAAAGTGCGCCATCATGCGCACGCCGTTGTGCAGGCACCACTGCGCAAACGGAATATCGCCCGCCGGACACGTGCCGCCGCCATCGTGCAGCCACGCCTGCGCCAGCACATCCCGCCGGATCAACGTACAGCCCCAGCCCACGCCCGACACGCGCACGACCTCGCCGCGCTCGCGCAGCCGCGCCAGCTCACGCGGATAGAGACTCAGACTCATACCGAGATTGCGGTCGCCGTCATAGCGCCACGCGTTGATCACGTTGCTGCCGTGGCGCAGCACGTAGACGCCGAACACGACCCCGGCCTCCACCGCCGCCAGCCGTTCGATGGCGCCCGCCGGCAGCAGCATGTCCTGCTCCACCGTGACCAGCGCGTCATAGCCGCCCGCCAGCGTCGCCGCCTTCGCCCGCAGGTACTTCGCCAGCACATTGCGATGGTCGGGCGGTGGGTACGGGTCGTCAGTGTCGATCACATGGTCGCCGGAAAAAATCTGCCCGGACACCGACGCGCGGCATCCGGGCAGATAGTCGCCATAAACTGGCGTGTAGATCAGAATCCGCACTACTACGCCGTCGGGTGCGTCGCGTACTGGAACGCCGCCGCCTGCAACACCTCGAAGTCGCAGCGGAAATAGTAGTGGAGGATCGTCTCGCCGTAGCTCGCCCGGCTGTACGGGTCGAGCAGGAACGTGATCGCCGGGTCGAGACGCATTCCCATGTAGCTCCAGTTGGCGATCAGCAAACTCTTGCCGCTGGCTGTCAACTGCCCCATGTTCTCGTCGCTGTACTGCGGCACGCCCCACAGGTTGCTCTGCGTTGTGCCGTTCCCGGTCGCCGTCGGCATGGGTGCGAACATCCAGTTGCTGGTGCTCAGCAGCCCGCGCAGATAGCCCTCGGTCGCCCGGCGCATCAGCCACGCCACGTTGCCGCGTGCGTACTCGCTGGAGAGCTTGTACAGCAGTTCGGGCACCTCCTGGCCGCCAATCGCCGACGCGCTGTCGAGCGTCAACCCGGCCGTACCATCCGCCAGCGCTTCCGCCACCAACAGCGAGTTCATCGTCGCCGCCATCCCCTGCGCCACGTAGGTGTTGAGGAATTCCATCAACCGGCTGTCCTCATCCTGCATCAGCTCATAGGTGAGATCGATCTTCTTGGTGTACTTCACCAACGTCATGGCGATCTTGCTGAGTGCTGGCGCGTCGCGGTCGAATGCGCCCGATTCCGACGTGCTCACGAACGCGCCGTTGTCGGCCTCGTTGTCAATCGGCACGTTGACCGTTGTCCCCGTGCCGGGAATCATGCGCACGCCCAGCAGGTTGTACAACGCCTGCGGGCGCAGCCGCTCGATGATCCCCTGATAGTGCCCCGTCGGCACCAGGTCGCCGCCATCCGCCGCGGTCGTGATGTTCATGGTTGTGTCGTTGCTGGCGCGCAGTTCGCGCTGCGCCCCGGCGTCCTGCGTGCGCACATAGCGCAGGAAGATCGCCTCTTGCGTGTCTGCCGTCGGGCGTCTGTGGTGCGCCGGCGCCTGCCCTGTTGCCCCTGGCGCGCTGCGTGTGCTGGCCGCCAACGCTTCGACCTCCTCCGCCCGCTTGATCTGCCCGTCGGCGCCCTTGATTTTCCCGCGCAGCTCATCATAGGTGCGCTGTTCGTCCTCGTTCAGGTCACGCCCCTCGGCGCCGTTGTGCAGCTTCTCCAATTCGCCGATCCAGGTTGCCCGGTTGCGGCGCACTTCATTGACATCCATCGTTAAGCCTCCAGTTGTAATAGTTCGATTGCGCGTGCGCGTGCAGCCGCCCGGCCGCGTGCGTCCGCTTCTATCTCACCAGCCGCCCGGCTGTCTGATTCCTCGAAATCCGGCACGCTCACCGCACGCACCCCGACGCTTGTCGCCGGATACGCCGGGAACGTCACCGGCGACACCTCATACAGATCGGCGTCGAGCAGCGTGCGCTGCGCCACGCCATCGGCGCCCGGCTTCTCCCACGTGTCGCCGTTTTCCCGCTTCACCGAAAACGCAAACGACACCCCGGACACGTCCCCGCGGCGGATGCTCTCCACCGCGTCCCGTCCCCACGTCGTCGCCGGCGCCATCAACTCGAAGCGCAGCCCCCTGGCGTCCTTCTGTACGCGCAGCGTCCCGTTGCGCGTGCGCCCCAGCGGGAAATCCGCATTGTGATTCCACAGCGCCCGCACATCCGGGTTTGCGCCCAGCGCCCGGTCGAACGCCGTCGGCGCTACCCGCTCGCGGAACGGCCGCCCGCGCCCGTCCACCATCGTCTCCGACCAACTGTCGAAGACCACCGCATACCCGGCCACGACCGGCGGCGCCCCGTCGATGCCTTCTCGAATCTCCAGTTCATCGGCCTGGAATGTCCGTTCCTCACGTTCCATCGTTCCCCCCGATCAGCTCGCGCACTGCCGCCTGGTATGCCGTGGCGACCCACTCCGCCACATCCGGCGCCGCCGCCGGGCGCACGCCCTGCAATGGCGCCAGCATCGCGTCGCCCGCCGTGCGCCACTCATGGATCATCGTCTCGCCCCACTCGCCGAGCGCCGCCCGCCCGCCTGTGCGCAGCGCCTTCCCGCCCTGCTGTCGCACATCGTTGGCAATCCGGCTCGCCAGCCGCGTCCGCACATCGCCCACCCAGGCATTGGTCAAGTCCGCCGCCAGCCCTGCCTGCTCCAGCAGCGCCGCCCGTGCGGAGTCGTCGCCGTCTCCCTCTCTATCCGTCTCCCCGTCTTCCTCATCCGCCTTCGCCATGTTCAGCGGCAGCAGCAGATCATCGCCGCCAGGCAGCGGATTGAGATTCTCTTTCTCCCTGGCTTCGTTCGGCGTCAGCACGCCCGACTGGATACCCGTCGCATACGCCTGGAAGCGCTCGCTGGTCTGTGTGATGATCAGCGCATTGCGCTCGAACTCGACCACGTACTCCTGTTTCTCTTCCCCGACCAGCAATTTTGCATGGATCGCCCGCTCGAAGCGCGTCAGCCAGCGATTGAGCGAAAATTTCACGTAATCCTGCGAGAACTGCTCGGCGCTGGCGTAGGTCGCCGTCTCCAGGTCGCCGATGCGTTGCGGCGGCACCTGGTAAATGCTGGCGATCTCCCGCTTCGTGAACTGGCGTGTCTGGAGGAACTGCGCTTCTTCCGGCGGAATGCCCAACGTGGCAAGGTCCATGCCTTCCTCAAGCACCGCCGCCCTGTGCGCATTCCCCACGCCGCCGTACAGGTCATTCCAGCTTTGGCGGATGCGTCCCGCCGCGTCCGCCGAAAGTTTCCCCGGATGCTTGAGCACCACGCCGGGGCGCGCACCGTTGGCGAAAAAGCGCCAGCCGAACTCCGCCGCCGCCCGTTCGCCCGATAGCGTCTGCATCTGCAAGCGAATCGGCGAATAGCCGATCAGCCCGTCGTAGGACAGCCCTGGAATGTGCAGAACCTGCCACGCCGGGAGCGTCACCAGCCGCGCCCCGTCCGGTCGGTACTCATAGCGCAGCACGCCGTTTTCCCGCTTCACCGTCATGCGGTCGGGCAGCAGCGGCCACAGCGCCGAGGGGTAGCCGTCCGCCCCCCACTCGATCTCGCAATAGGCATTCCCCCACGTGAGCAAATGCCCCATCATCGTCTCTTGCAGCGTCCCGGCCGTCATCTCCGGGTTGGGTTCGTCGTGGAGCAGCGCGTACAGCGGATGTTGGGACGCCGGCGCTTTGCCGCGTGGCAGCCGCCGATAGAGCTTCATCGCAAGCTGCCCCACATCGCCCGCCAGCACCGTCACGCACGCCAGCACC